GACGATACCGACGACAGCCAGGAGTGATAAATAAGCCATTATGTGGCTTCATCATGACTCTCCGTTTGAACCAATTGAATTAGACCCAAAGAAAATTTACGGGTTCGTCTATTTAATAGAGAACCTAGTAAATGGTCGTAAGTACGTCGGAAAGAAACTCTTTTTCTTTAAGGGCTTTAAAACTGTCAAGAAGAAAAAGAAGCGCATCCTAGTCGAGTCGGACTGGAAGACCTATTATGGTTCCAGCAATGCGCTTCAAAAGGATCTAGATGAATTGGGCAAGGAGAATTTCCGTAGGGTTATTCTGCACCTATGCACCAGCAAGAGCGAGTGTTCCTATTTAGAAATGAAGGAGCAAGTCGAAAGAAATGCCATTCTTTCCGATGGGTATTACAATGATCAGATTCGCGTAAGAGTGACCCGTGTGCAACTTACAAAGTACCGTAAGTCCCTATTGGTTAATAGTGTTGAATAGAGATTCATTATAACGGTTACAGGTTAAATGTAAATCATTAAAATAAATGATTTTATGGTTTACAAGGAGCCGCAATATGGTATGATTGACATATGATTCTAATTGACTATTCTGGCATTGCCATCTCCAACATCTTTGCGCAAAAAGTTACTGTCTCCGAGGATATGGTACGCCACATGATCTTAAACTCTTTGCGGATGTACAACCTTAAGTACCGCAAGGAATACGGTACAATGGTTCTTGCATGTGACGGTGGTTCATGGCGCAAGGAAATCTTCCCGCAATACAAAGCCAATCGTAAGACTAGCCGTGACGCCAGTGGGCTTGACTGGAAAGAATTCTTCCGCATCCTAAGTGTGGTTCGCGACGAGGTCAAGGAACACCTTCCCTACAAAGTAGTTCATATCCAGAACGTGGAAGCCGACGACATTATTGGCACTTTAACCGAAAAGACTCAGAACTTCGGCGAACACGAGCCAGTCATGATCATCTCTGCCGACAAGGATTTTATTCAGCTCCAACAGTATCCCAATGTCCGCCAATTCTCTCCTATGACGAAAGCCTTTATTAAGGAGAAAGATGCAATTAAATATCTCTTCGAACATACGGTTGGCGGCGACAGCGGCGATGGTATTCCAAACGTCCTTTCTCCAGACAATACATTCGTCGATAAGATTCGTCAAAAGCCTCTTTCATCCAAGAAGATCGAGCAATGGTACGCTTCACGTACTTCTCTGGATAAGGTAATGGACGAAGCCACCTACCGAAACTTTCAGCGTAACACGGCGCTTATTGATTTAAATAAGGTACCTCAGGACAAAAAGGCGCTTATTATAAATACATTCGAATCGGTGAAACCCAATTCAAACGTCCTAAACTATCTTATATCAAAACGATGCACTCAACTCATTGAATGTGCAGAGGAATTTAATTCACTATGAAACTAGAAATCTACGAAATCCTTGAAAAGGCTGCCGCTGCTCCAACGAGAGTGGAGAAAATTGAAGTGCTAAAAAAGTATAACTCGCTCGCCCTTCGGGATATCCTAAGAGCCGCATATGACGATTTCATTGAGTTTAGTCTTCCTCCCGGAGTGCCAGAATACAAAAGGAGCCTTTCAAAAGAAGGTATGTCTCCGACCTCACTCCAACGCCAGACCATAATGATGACTTACTTCGTAAAAAAAGGTAAGGGAGATACCTTACCGGCTTTAAGACGCGAACGCATGTTTCTTCAGGTCCTTGAAGGTATCCATCCAAAAGATGCAGAGATTCTTGTTGCCGTTAAAGATAAAAAGTTTGCTGGAAAGTACAAGGGCATCACTAAGGCTTTGGTCCAGGAAGTTTGGCCAAATCTTATTGCCGTCTAACATTTTCTTGAAAGGCGCTCTTGCGTCTTCTATATCATGTCGGGTAGTTAACAATCCATACAACACATGATCGCTTCACAACTGGAAAGACTCAAACAAGACTATACTGATTTAGACTATTACATCCAGAGATTGCAAAAAGAAGGAAATACATTATCTATTACCGGTATGCAAAAGAAGCAACAGTTCATCAAGGAAGTAATCGAATCTCTCCAATCGCAAGAGATTATGGCCGCGGCATAATTAATGATTTACATTTGACTATATCCGTATAGGATATACACTACATTATGAATATATTTGTTTTGGACCGTGACCCTGTCATTGCGGCTCAGCTGCAATGTGACAAACACGTCGTCAAAATGATCGTCGAATCGGCGCAGATGCTCTGCACCACGCATCGTTTGCTCGATGGTACAATGCGCGAGACCAAGAAATATGTTGCCGGTTCTCTTCCTGCTCGTTGGCGCAAAGGTAAGGAATGGCTGCTTTCGGATCCCGAAAAGGACACCAAGTTCTACAAAGCTGTCCATATGCACCATCCGTGTACAATATGGACGATGGAAAGTATTGCCAACTACGAATGGCATCATCAGCACTTCGATGCTCTGTGCACCGAATACACTCATCGTTACGGCAAGATTCATAATACCGAAAAACTGTTACTCGAGGATCTTATTGACCCACCAGTTTCAATTCCCAACGGACCCATGACGCAGTTTAAACTTGCCATGAAATCCTTTCCTCAATGTATGCACCCCGACGATCCTGTGCGTTCGTACAAAGAATTCTATCAGACCAAGCAGGCTAGATTTAAAATGACCTGGTCAAAACGCAATGTTCCAGACTGGTTCGTTGTTACTTAATATGCCAAACTACGACTATCACTGTAAGGAATGTGGACATGAATTCACTCAAATGGTTCCTATTGCCGACCGCGATAAACCGACAATCGACGAGTGCCCATCTTGTCATAAAATTGGTGCCGTGTTCCGCGGAGTTACCGCCGTTCAATTGAACTATTCGGGTTTCAAGGATATGTACAACCGAGCGGGCAATGGCTGGAAGGAAGTACAACAGAGAATTAAGAAGGGTTCTGCTCGCAAGAATTCCATCAAAACAAAATAATCTCATGGCCAAACTGAAAAACAAACAGAAAAACAAACAACCGTCAACGGTAATTCCTTTGATTTCCTACAACAATCTAAGGGTTGTTGAACCGTTGACTCTGACTCAAAAGAAAGTGTTTGCTGCGTACAAGAAAAAGAATCATCTGTGCCTTTCTGGTGCAGCGGGTACGGGTAAGACCTTTATGGCAATGTACCTTGCACTTGAGGAGGTAATGAAGGGTGAATCTCCCTACGAGAAAATCATTATTGTTCGTTCGGTTGTTCCGACACGTGACATTGGTTTCCTTCCGGGTGACCGTTCCGAAAAGGAAGCAACATATCTCACACCTTACATTAGTATCCTTGTAGAACTGTTTGGTGATAAATTGGCATGGAATAAACTGGTCGCCAAGGGCACCGTGGAATTCCTTACTACCTCATTCATCCGTGGTATTACTCTTCGTAAGTCCATTGTGATTGTTGATGAAATGCAGAACCTTACATTTCATGAACTCGATTCGATCATTACCCGCTTGGGCGAGGACTGTCGATTCATTATGTGCGGCGACTATTACCAATCCGACCTTGAGAAATCCAAGGACAAGAGCGGTATTGTCGACTTTATGAAAATCATTTCTCAGATGAAATACTTCCATCAGTCCGAGTTCGGCTGGCAGGACATCGTGCGATCCGGAATCGTACGAGACTATATCATGACAAAAGAACTCCTTCGCAAAGAAAAATAAGCAATATGTACAACAAAGGCAAATCTGACGAATCGGACAAATTCGATCGTAATTTTCGTCGCCAGAACAAAAAGAAAAATGCTCGTCCTACTCATACAAATGAGGACGAAGAGGACTTCCGTTTGAGCGGTCCCATTGATGCCGAAGAGGTCTTCAAGAGCTACGAAGAATACGAAGACACTAAATGACGTTTACGCATAAACCCATCGATCTAGGATATAAAGATTTAGTATGTGAAACTCTGGAAACAGGGCGCACATACATGACGCCGAAGGGTATCAAGTATCCATCGGTCACTACGGTCCTTGGGATACTGAGTAAGGATGATATTCTTGCGTGGCGCAAACGTGTTGGTGAAGAAGAAGCCAACCGTATTTCTCGTAGGGCTGCTTCACGTGGTGAAGAGGTGCATAAGATGGCAGAACGTTATTTAAATAATGAGACATTGGATCCAAAGAAATATATGCCGCATCTATGGCATACCTTTGGTACAATCAAACCCATCCTCGAGAACAGAATCAATAACATCATTCTTCAGGAGTGCCCTCTGTATTCCGATCATCTTGGGCTTGCAGGAAGAGTCGATCTTATTGCAGAGTTTGATGGTGTGCTGTCGATCATTGACATTAAAACATCCAAGAGAGTGAAGGAGAAGGAAGACATTCACAGTTACTTCATGCAGGAAACATCCTACGCGATTATGTTCGAGGAGCGCACGGGAATTCCTATTACAAATATCGTGACCATTATGGCCATTGATGAGAACGAACCTAGAGTCTTTAAAGAACATCGTGATAACTGGGTGAAACCTCTTCGAGAAACAATTGCCGAATACACTCGGATGAGAATCTTCGGACGGGTATAAATAAAACAATTATGATGAATGAATCTAAACTTGGTAATCCATTACTCGATATGCTAAATGTTGAAAAGAAGCAAACAACTTCTTTTACTGATAAAGCCATTGCACATTTACACGAGTATTATCTTGTGGGTGAAATTGAAGAGGCTTCAAAATACACCGAGTGGTTTAATCAGATTCGCCACTACCCGGAGAATGACTTCGTTAAGATTTATATTAACTCATGCGGCGGCGACCTCTGGTCGGC